AAGGCTTGCCAGCAGGCCGGCATTGCGCACAGCACGTTTATGGGATGGGTTGCGGAAGACGCCGCGCTGGCCGACACATACGCGCGCGCGAGAGAAGACTTGATCGAGAAAATCGCGGCCGACCTGATGGATATATCCGACCAAGACCCGGAAATTGTCGATGGCAAAAAGGACTGGGCCGCGATTCAGAAACACAAACTGCAGGTAGATACTCGCAAGTGGCTGTTATCGAAACTCGCCCCGAAGAAATACGGCGACATGATTAAGCTGGCCGGCCACGACGGCGGCGCGGTGAAAATCATTGCGCAGAATGACGACGAAAAACTCTGAGCGCTTCTGATGGCATTCCAGCTAACCGCCCGCCAGCAGGAAGCCCAGCGCATCCTGAGCGGCGACGCCACGCACTTGATGCTGTTCGGAGGCTCGCGCTCGGGCAAGACGTTCCTGCTGACCCGCAACGTGGTGATGCGGGCGCTGAAGGCCCCGAACTCGAGGCACGCGATCTTCCGGTTCCGCTACAACCACCTGAAAGCCAGCGTCGTGCTGGACACGTTCCCCAAGGTGATGCGCGCAGCGTTCCCGGGCGTGGCGTGGGACATGCACCAGCAGGACGGCTACGTCAGTCTGCCAGGCGGCTCGCAGATCTGGTTCGCTGGACTGGACGACAAGGACCGCACCGAGAAGATTCTCGGGCAGGAGTTCGCCACGCTGTACTTCAACGAGTGCAGCCAGATCCCGCTCTCGAGCATCGACACGGCCCTGACACGCCTGGCGCAGAAGGCCACGCAGGTCATCGAAGGCCGCGAGCCTGTCACGCTCAGGCTGCGGGCCTACTACGACTGCAACCCGCCGAGCAAGACGCACTGGACGTACCGCAGGTTCGTGGAGAAGCGCGACCCAGACACCCGTCTCGGCCTGCCGCGTCCGGAGGATTACGCCGCGTTCTCGATCAACCCAGGCGACAACGCTGCGAACCTGTCGCCCGAGTACCTGCGCATGCTCGAGTCCCTGCCGGCCAGGATGCGGGCGCGATTCCTCGAGGGCCGCTTCGCAGACGCAAACCCGAACGCCCTATTCCCCGAGGAACACATCGACCGATGGCGCGTGCTGGACGGCGTTGTGCCGCAGCTGGTGCGCGTTGTGGTCGCGGTGGACCCGAGCGGCGCGGACGACGAGGCGAGTGCGGACAACGACGCCATTGGCATCGTGGTGGTCGGCCTAGCCACGGATGGCGCGTGCTACCTGCTGGAAGACCTGACGGTCAAGGCTGGCCCTGCGACCTGGGGACGCGTGGCGGCCGAGGCGTTCGACCGGCACAAGGCCGACTGCGTGGTGGCCGAGACGAACTACGGCGGGGCGATGGTGCGCCAGGTGATTGAGACTGCCCGCCCGCGCACGCCGTTCAGGCCTGTGACCGCCAGCCGGGGCAAGGTAGTGCGAGCCGAACCGTTCTCGTCGCTGTACGAGCAGGGCAAGGTACGCCATGTCGGGATGTTCCCGGAGCTCGAGGACGAACTCAGCGGGTTCGCCACGACGGGCTACACCGGCTCGCGCAGCCCGAACCGGGCCGACGCGCTGATCTGGGGCCTGGCGGCGCTGTTCCCGGCTGTTACGGGGGCGACGACGAAGAAACCTGACCTCGCGGGCCTCGTCCTGCCCACCGCCCACCATTGGGGCTGACCGCGCGATAGACACCGAACGCCTCGCGTAGCATAATCCCGCCAGCCGCGCAATACCCGGAGACCCCGAGATGGCCAGAGAATCGAACGAGCAGAGGCTGTCACGCATCCATCAGGAGGCGATGGCAGAGTTCGACGCCATCCAGAGCGCGCTGCGTGACGAGCGGCTGCAGTGCCTGCAGGATCGCCGGTTCTACTCCATCGCCGGGGCGCAGTGGGAAGGACCGCTGGGCGCGCAGTTCGAGAACAAGCCGAAACTCGAGGTGAACAAGATCGCGCTGGCCGTGCAGCGCATCTTCAGCGAGTACCGCGCCAACCGCGTCACCGTGGACTTCGTGTCCAAGGAGGGCAAGGAGTACGACAGCCTGGCCGAAACCTGCGACGACCTGTACCGGGCCGACGAGCAGGACAGCGGGGCCGAGGAAGCCTATGACAACGCCTTCGAGGAGGCTGTCGGCGGCGGTTTCGGTGCGTTCCGGCTGCGAACGGCCTACGAAAACGAGGAGGACGACGAGGACGAGCGCCAGCGCATCCGCATCGAGCCGATCTTCGACGCGGACAGCAGCGTGTTCTTCGACCTCCAGGCCAAGCGCCAGGATAAGGCCGACGCGAAGCGGTGCTTCGTGCTCACGAGCATGACCCGCGAGGCGTATCGGGCCGAGTACGGCGACGACCCGGCATCGTGGCCGAAGGAAATCCATCAGTACGAATTCGACTGGCTCACGCCTGACGTCGTGTACGTTGCCGAGTATTTCCGCGTCGAGATGGTCTCCGAAACCGTGCGCATATTCCGCAGCCTGGACGGCGAGGAGGAGCGCTACCGGGACAGCGAGCTGGACGAGGAGATGCTGGCGCAGCTCGAGGCAGTCGGTTCTGTCGAGGTTCGACAGAAGCGCATGAAGCGTCAGCGGGTGCGAAAGTATGTCCTGAGCGGCGCGAAGGTGCTCGAGGACTCCGGTTTCATCGCCGGCAAGCACATCCCGATCATCCCGGTCTACGGCCGCCGCTGGTTCATCGACAACGTGGAGCGCTGCGCGGGGCATGTCAGGCTGGCCAAGGACGCCCAGCGCCTGGCGAACATGCAGCGGTCAAAGCTGGCCGAGATCGCCGCGCTCTCGAGCGTCGAGAAGCCCATCCTGACCCCCGAGCAGGTCGCCGGTCATCAGGTGATGTGGCAGGACGACAACCTGCGAAATTACCCGTACCTGCTCATCAACCCGATCACAGGCCCGGACGGCAGCGCACAGGCTGCTGGACCGCTGGCCTACACGAAGTCCCCTCAGATCCCGCCTGCGATGGCTGCGCTACTGCAGATCACCGAGCAGGACATGAAAGACGTCCTCGGGAATCAGGAGCAGGGCGACAAGATCGTCGCCAACGTCAGCGGCAAGGCCGTCGAGATGGTCCAGCAGCGGCTGGACATGCAGACGTTCATCTACATGTCGAACTACGCCAAATCCGTGCGCCGCGCTGGCGAGGTCTGGCTCGGCATGGCCCGCGAGGTGTACGCAGAGCCTGGCCGGAAGATGAAGGGCATCGGCTCGCAGGGCCAGATGTCGAGCATCGAACTGATGCGGCCGATGGTGAACGACGAGGGCGAGCTCGAGCACGAGAACGATCTCTCAGAGGCCGAGTTCGATGTCGCCGTTGAGGTCGGCCCGTCCTCGAGCAGCAAGCGTGCCGCGACGGTGCGCGCCCTCACGCAGATGATGGCCGTGACGCAAGACCCCGAGGCGCAGAAGGTGCTGCAGGCAGCGGCGCTGATGAATATGGAAGGCGAGGGCCTGAGCGAAATCAGCGAGTTCTTCCGCGCGCAGCTGGTGCAGATGGGCGTGGTGAAGCCGACCGAGGAGGAGGCCGCACAGATGGCCCAGGCTGGTTCTCAGCCCGACCCGAACGCGGTGTTTCTGCAGGCTGCGGCAGAGGAAGCGCTCGCCAAGGCCGCGCAGGCCCGTGCAGGCGTGGTCAAGACCATCGCAGACTCCGAACTCACGCAGGCCAAGACCGTCGAGACGCTGGCCAAGGTGGGCGAGGCAGGCGGAACGCAGCAGGCCGTCGCTGGCACGGTTCAGTCCGGTGTGCAGCAGGCCACGCCTCAGATCGACGAGAGGACGGCGCTTGAGATTGAGGCGATGCAGCTTGAGAACCAACTGCGCCGCAACCGCGTCGAGGCCACCGACGGCCAGATCGAGCAGCTCCGAGCCGAGCGCCAGGCCAACGACAGCATGGTGCAGGCCTCGCAGGCCATGCAGCAGGCTGTTGCGGGCCTCGGACAGAGCGTGGCCGTGATCGGTGATGCCGTGGGCCGCATGAGCGATGCCGTGGGACAATTCGCGGCAACGAGCAGCCGCAACACCGACAAGGCCATCGAGGCGATCAGCCGCCCCAAGCGAGTGGTACGCGAGCGCGGACGCATCTCCCGCATCGAGACGGAGTAAGCGATGGCCGACAACGTAGGCTACACCCCAGGTTCAGGCGCGACAGTCGCGGCCGACGAGATCGCCGGGGTTCTGCACCAGCGCGTGAAGCTGGGCATCGGTGACGATGGTGTCGCCGTCGATGTGTCGGCCACGAACCCGCTGCCGATCACGGCGGTAACGCCGCTGGCGGTCACTACGGGCGGCCTGACGGACACCGAACTGCGGGCCGCGCCGCTGGACGTTGACATCACCGGCATCGACCCGAGCGTGACGCTCACGGTCCACGACGAGGAGAATCACCTCCAACTGTCGCGGATCATCAACGCACTCAGCGCGCCGCAGGGCTACGACCGCACAATTCAGCGGCAGCGCGTGACGGCGACGCTGGAGTCTGGAACGGTGACGACCGTCACGACCGTCACGACCGTTTCGGCGGTGACGAACATCGCCGGCCTCGGCGGCGATCAGCCGCAACTCCTGACGCGCGGCAGCAATCTCTCGGCGTGGCGCGACTGTGTGCGCTCGCTCATCTCCTGAAGGACGATCATGGCGAACAACTTCAAGAAGGTCATTGACCGCCTGCTGTGGGCTCAGGTTGCCCCGTCTCCCAACGCGCACGCTGCGGCGTCTTCGATGTGCGCCGACATGCGCAGCGACCTCAGCCGCCATCCGTTCGTGCACAACCTCATCAGCGCGGCGATCCTGAACCGGTACAACATCATCACCAAGGCGTGGCAACTAGCCATCAACCCCGGCCTCGGCGGCACGTTCGGCGCTGGCGCGGCAAGCGTGTTTGCCCCCAGTTTCGCGGCTGTCGGCACCATTGCGGCAGGCGCGACCACGACGAGCGTGACGCTCTCAACCGCGCTGCCCACGGCGGTCGGCGTGAACATGTTGGCGAACAGAGGCGGCAGCGGCGACTACGGCTTCAAGCTGCGCATCATTGACACGACGGCGGGCAAGACTGAAGAGCGCTTCATCGTCGGCAACACGGCGAGCGCGACCCCAGTCATTACGCTGGACAACGCCTTCACGTTCACGCCGGCCACGGGCGCGCGGTATGAACTGCTCTCGGGCCGCGTGATGATGCTGTCTGCCGGTGTGCTGGCGGCGACCATCTTCCGTTCGTTTGAGGTGGCGACGAACACGCTCGCCTCGCTCACGAACACCAACTTGCCCGCCACCATCGGCACCGACTCGGCGGCGATTGTGCTGGACGAGCAGTACACGCCCTACAACATGAACCCCGGTGAGGGCATGGTGCTGGGCGCGTTCACCTACGACACGAACATCACGGTACGCAAGGCGTTGGTTGCCACGGCGCGGGCCGCGTCTACGCTGACCGGGCAGGCTACGCTTGGGGATGCGGTGGTTGCCGCGAACGAATATAGGAACTTCCAGATCCGCATCGTCCAAGACCTTACGACCCCGGCCGCAGTCGGCCAGCGGCGCATCATCGCCTCGCACACGGCCGGCCCGTCGCCGGTCTACACGCTGGGCACCGCCTGGGCCACGCAGCCGAGCGCCGATGCCAAGTACGTCATCGAGCAGCCGAATCTGCTGCTGCTGCGCTCGACGGCCACGACGACGGTGTACACGTACAACTACACCGACGCGACGATCAACAACGGCACGAACAGCATCGCGGCGAACGCCTGGAGCACGACCTACTTCGGCGTGGCTCCTACTGCCAACGCGGCGGGCGGCATATGGGTGCAGAGTTTCGGCATCCAGCCCGATCCAGCTCGCAATGCGCGGCACTCGTTCTGCTACTTCTTCCGAGGCGGCGCGACCACGCTGGATGTGCTCGACATCTCGGCCAGCATCACCGGAACGTGGACGGGCGCGATCACCTACGACGGGGGCACAGCAACTATCGGCGCGGGTACTACCGGCGCTTACGCACCATACGGCGGCGAAGGCCGGTTCACCTACATGAACATCTACGTCGCATCGGCGGTAAATCAACTGTTCCGCTTCGACGCCAAGAATCGCGTGCTGTCGCCCCACACGCCGACCGACTTTTTGCAGTCAGGTGTGGCCGCTGTGGGATCGCGCATGGCGGCCTACGCGGCGCTCGACGGCACGGACAAGTACGACGTGATCCTGCTGCAGTCGCACCTGTCTACGGTGTCCCAAGAACTCATTGCCCTGGTGTAACTATGACCATCGCTGACCTCCTGAAGCTGGCCCAGGCTCGGCTGGCGCACCTCAACGGCCAGCACGCCGACGCAACGGCGATTGGCGACTCGGCCGCCATCGAGCGGCTGGAAGACGAAATTGCGGAGACGCAGGCCACCATCTCCGCGCTGCGGTCGCTGGGCTAACGCATGTTCCTGACCCTGCTGCAGTCGCGCGGCGGGCCTGCGCCTGTCACGCCATCGGGCGGCGGCGGGCCGGGTAACGCGGCGCAGGGCAGACGCAGGCGCGGCGAGGGCTGGGGCCGCGAGCGGGAAATTCTGGAGGCGAGTCTGGCGCGGTTCCGTGCCGAGGCATCGCAGGAACTGCAGGACATCCGCGACGTACTGGACGCCGCACCGCAGCCGCAGGCCCAGCGCATCGCGCGCAAGCTGACCGACTACACGGGCGAGATTGCCCAAGTCGAGAGTCTGCGCCGGGAGTTGGCGAAGCTGCAGATCGAAAGCGAGGCCCGCGAGGGGCTGCAGCAGGACTTGGCCGACGCGGTGCAGTCGCTGCGGGAGATTCTGCGGGATGAAGAGGACGCCATCGCGGCAGTCATGGCGCTCCACGACCACGAGGCTCGGCACCTGCTGGGGATGCTGGGCATCAGTGTGCACTGAACGGCACCACGCCGAACGGCATCCGCGCGGCCGGTAACGCGCGAGTAGAGGGAAGACGGATGGGAATCAGAATTGAAGTAACGCAGCCCGATGGCACGCAAGAGGTGCACGACGGGAACGAGGACAACACGCCCGAGGACGAGGGCGAGCAGGTTGCGGCGGCTCAGGGCGCACCAGACACGCCTGACCCGTCTCCCCAGGCTGATGCCCCTGCAGCCGCCGCACCCGAACCCGACGAGGTGACGGTCAGCATCGGAGACGATGCCCCGCCAGCCGAGGACGAGGAACGCGCCGCCCCTGAGTGGGTGCGCGACCTGCGCAAGCAGCACCGCGAACTGCAGAAAAAGGTGCGCGAGTACGAGGCGAAGGAGCAGGCCGCACCGGCCGCACGGCCCACTGTCGGCCCGAAGCCCAAGCTCGAAGACCACGACTACGACACCGACCGATACGAGACGGCGCTGGAGTCGTGGTACGCCCAGAAGGCCACGGCTGATAAGGCCGAGCGCGAGGCCCAGCGCCAGGCCGAAGAGGCGCAGAAGGCGTGGCAGGCCAAGCTCGATGGGTACGGCAAGGCGAAGTCCGACCTGAAGGTGCGCGACTACGACGAGGCCGAGCACACGGTCATGGAGACGCTGAACGTCACACAGCAGGGGGTCGTGCTGCAGGGCGCGGAGAACCCCGCGCTCGTCGTCTACGCGCTGGGCAAGAACCCCAAGCGCGCCAAGGAACTCGCGTCGATCACCGACCCGGTGAAGTTCGCATTTGCCGTCGCCAAACTGGAGGCACAATTGAAGGTCACCCCCCGCACCAAGCCACCCGCGCCCGAGCGCAGCCTGCCGGCAGGCACCGCACCCGTCAGCGGCGGGTCAGATACGACGCTGGAGAGGCTGCGCGAGGAGGCGTCCCGCACGGGCGACATGACGAAGGTCGTGGCGTACAAGCGGCAACTGGCGGCGAAGGCGAGCGCGAGGGCTTGACGAACCCACGGGCCGTGTTATATTCGGCCCAATCGCACCGGGTTTCGCCAGCCCTCAAGTGGCAGTAGCGACCAGATCACGAGTGGCCGCCCGACTCCGACCGGGTGAGTAAGCAGGCGCGGCAGTAGCCGCAATCGTTCACTCATTCCGATTAGGAGCCACCAATGGCCAACGCCTTCTCAAAGGAAGAGCGCGTCGCGTTCGAAGACCTGCTTGCAGGCTTCCAAGACGCCCTCGTACTGTCCCGCAACGTCTCGGTCTACAACACGGATCAGACGATGATGGAGCGGACCAACAACGTCATCTGGCGTCCGATGCCCTACATCGCTGTGTCGTACAACGGCACGGACATGACGGGCAATTTCGACGACTACACCCAGCTCACCGTTCCCGCGACCATCGGCTACCAGAAGTCGGTGCCGTGGATCATGAGCGCGACCGAACTGCGTGATGCGCTGCAAGAGGGTCGCCTGGGCGATGCCGCCAAGCAGAAGCTCGCCAGCGACATCAACGTCGCCGTGCTGACCGTTGCAGGCCAGCAGGGGACGCTGGCGATCAAGCGTTCGGCCGCCACTGGCTTCGATGATGTGGCGCTTGTCGAGGCGGTGATGAACGAGACGGGCGTTCCGATGGACAGCCGGTATCTCGCTCTCAGCACCCGCGACTACAACGGCATGGCGTCCGATCTGGCGAAGAACACCCGGTCGTTCGGCAACGACATCTCCGACAGCGCGCTGCGTCGGGCGTTCGTGGGCCAGGTCGCCTCGTTCGAGACGTACAAGCTGGACTACGCCCAGCGCAAGGCTGCTGCGGCGGGTGCTGGCATCCAGATCAACACGACGGCAGCGGGCGGGAACTACTACACCCCGAAGGCCACCTCGACCTCGGCCACGGGCGAGACGAGCAACGTGGACAACCGTTTCCAGACGGTGACGGTCAACTCGACCACCAGCATCGCGGTCGGCGACTCGTTCACGATTGCCAACGTCAACGCCGTGCACATGATCACCAAGGAAGACACGGGCCAGCCCAAGACGTTCCGCGTGATCGCCGTGCCGTCGGCCACGACGCTCGTGATCAGCCCCCCGCTGATCCCGGCGCAGGCTGGCGTGGACAGCACCCAGCAGTACGCGAACTGCCGGATCACTTCGACCTCGGCAACCGCCGCGATCACGTTCCTGAACACGACGGCCTCGTATCTGAACTGCTTCTGGCACAAGGACGCCATCGAGCTTTTGCCGGGTCGCTATGCGGTGCCGACAGATGCCGGTGCGGCCGTGATGCGCGCGAGCACGGATCAGGGTATCGAACTGGTCATGACGAAGCAGTACGACATCAACAACATGAAGACCAAGTACCGATTGGACTGCCTCTTCGGTGTGGTGTGCAAGCAGCCCGAAATGGCTGGCGTGCTGATGTTCAACTGAGCCACCAGGAGCAACCGAAATGGCACAGCAAATTGTTTTCCCCCACGGCGAGGTTCAAGTCTCGCTGACTGCCACCCAGGCAATCGCGGTGCGCACCACGGGTCCGGGCAATCCGGCGTCTGTCTACCGGCAGGCTGGCTTCCCGAACTACCCGAACTCGTACACCTTGCTCGGCACCGTGTCCGACGAGGAGAAGAGCTTCGGGCCGTTTACGGGCGGCGGCGTGATCAAGATCGAAGCCGGCCCGAATCAGGTGTTCTACAACGTCGACACGAACCCGATGGGCGCGGTCGTGTTCGACGCACCGATTGGCAACCCGTCGTTCTTCGGCTACTTCACGGACTTCGTGGAGTACGACAGCAACACCTGGACGATCACCGAGACGGGCGCGGGCACGGACCTGTCGGGCGACGAGGTGGGAGGCACGCTGGTGCTGACCAACGCGGGCACCGACAACGACAAGCACGCCTTGCAGCTCGGCAAGACCAACGGCGAGTGCTTCAAGTTCACGGCTGGCAAGGCGCTGTGGTTCGACGCTCGGTTCAAGGTGGACAACGTGCTGGCCGACACCATGATCGGCCTGTACGTCACGGACACCGACCCCGAGGGTGGCGTGTCGGATGGCGTGTACTTCCGCCGCCTGACCACCGCCACCGCGCTGAACCTCGTCATCGAGGCGTCTTCGACCGAGACGGTGGTGACGACCGGCATCGTGATGGCCAACGACACCTACGTGAACGTCGGCTTCTACTACGATGGCGCGAAGCTGTTCTACACCCAAAACCGCCAGATCATCGGTGAGGCGACCTCGCTGGCCAACCTGCCGACCGGCGAACTGCGACTGTCCCTGCTGGTGCAGAACGGCACGGGGGTGGCGCGGTCGATGACGGTGGACTGGGTCGGCGCTCACC